CGATGAACCAATCGGCGTTTGGACATCAATGGTCGAAGACCAGAAAGGTCTGGCTGTTGTTGGTCAACTTGCAATGGACACAACGCGCGGTCGTGAGGCGCACGCGCTTTTGAAAATGCGCGCGATCAACGGATTGTCGATTGGCTTCTACTCGAAGGAATGGAAGTACGACACCGAAAACGACGTGCGAACGCTGACAGAAGTTGATTTGTGGGAAACGTCGCTTGTAACGTTCCCGTCTAACTCTGCCGCGCGTGTAACGGCGGTTAAGTCAATCGAGACACTGGAGTCGCTGCGCGAGGTCGAGATGATGCTGCGCGACCGTGGTTTCACAAAGACCGAGGCGGTTGCCTTGGTCGCAAAGATCAAAGGGATGAGGCCGGGCGATCCGGTAAGTCCCGATGGCGGGCCGGGCGATCCGGTGGCCGAGCTTGTCGCTGCTCTGAAGCGACGGGGATCGGCGCTCGCCTAAGAGCCGCCATAACGCAATCTATGCCGCCTACGGGCGGCTTTTACTTTTGGAGTTGAAAATGGAACTGAAAGAAGTTAAAGACTTGATCGAAAAGCAAGGTCAAGCCTGGGAAGAGTTTAAGAAAACCAACGACGCCGCCATCCAAGCCAAGGCCGATGGGAAAGCGATTGGCGATCTTGAAGCAAAACTCGCCGCGCTTAATGAGGCGCTCGACAAAGTGCAAACCAAGCTCTCGCGCCCCGGCGTTCTGGCGACTAAGAGCGAGGATCGCCAGTCCCCCGAGGCTGAGGCGTACAAAGCCGCGTTCATGAACTGGGTTCGTAACCCGAGCGACCCCGAGCGGCGTACCGCGCTGCAACTGCGTGCGCGCGAGTTGCGCAAGGTCGAGACGAAGGCCGGTGGCGACGAAGACGGCTTTGAAACCCGTGCCGCTCAAACGGTGACTTCTACCGGTTCCGCTGGCGGCTTTGCGCTGCCCGAGATCATCGAAAGGCAGATTCAGCGGCTGTCGGTGGACATCAGCCCTATCCGTCAAATCGCCACTGTCCGCACGGTCGGCAGCCCGGATTACAAAGAGCTATTCGACATCAACGGCGCCGCGTTCGAGTGGGTGGGCGAAGCCGGGACTCGCAGCCAGACCAATACGCCAGACCTGGCCGAAGTGGCGCCGACGTTTGGCATGGCTTCCGCCCGGCCCCGCGCCTCCGAAGAGTCGCTCGACGATCTGTTTTTCGATGTTGAGTCCTGGCTCATCAACTCGGCTGCCGAGGCGATCGCCCTGGGCGAGGGCTTGGCCTTTGTCTCCGGCAACGGCACCAACCGCCCGACCGGCTTCTTGGCTGGCCCGACGCCTGTCACAACCGTAGACGCCTCGCGCGCATTTGGCACGTTGCAATACATTGCATCGGGTCAAGCTGCCGCGCTGCCCACGTCTGCCGACGTGTTTTTTGATCTTGTGTACGCGCTTCGCGCTCGATATCGCGCCAATGCCACTTGGGTACTGAATAAGCTGGTGCTGTCGTCTGTGCGCAAGTACAAAGACACCACGAACCAGTATCTGTGGCAGCCGTCGCTATCGATGAATCAGCCCGAGACCTTCATGGGTTACCCGATTGTCGAAGCCGAAGACATGCCCGCCGTCGCCGCGAACGCATTCCCGGTTGCGTTTGGAGATTTCCGGGAGGGCTATTTGATCGCTGACCGAGTAGGCATGCGCATGACGCGGGACGACATCACCGTCCCGGGCTTCGTGCAGTTCTACATCCGCAAGCGTGTCGGTGGCCGCATCCGCAACAGCCAAGCCATCAAGCTGCTGCGAATCAGCACGACCTAATCGGGGACAGGGGGCGGCGCCTAAAAACGCCGCCCTCACTTTCGCGGCACGGAAGGGGCAATATGGATCAGTTTTTTGCAAACGGGCGTCAGGGCCTTGGCACTGGCCTTATTGATATCGATACTGCCGTTATCAAGTCGGCCCTTCTGCGCGGCTACACCTACAGCTCAGCGCACACGTTTGTATCAGACGTGACCGGCGCTGGCGGTACGCTGGTGCAGACTAGTGGCGCGTTGACAACGCCTAGCTTTGCGGATGGCGTGCTTGACTTCGACGACGTGACATACACATCGGTGCCGGCCGGTGCGGCCATCGATGCCATCCTGCTTTTCCAATCAAGTGCCGTAACCGGCGGCGCGGACGTTGCCGCAAGCGCGCAGCGCCTTCTGGCAATCATTGACGGTCGGTTCCGATTCACGGTTGCGGCGGGGGCATCAAGCGGCGCGGTTGCCGTCACGGTTGACGCTATCCAATTGTCTATTGCGAACAGCGCGGTAGCAACCAGGATCAGCGGCACCGGCCCGACGACGATTACTCTTTCTTCGGCGGCCACGGCCGGCGCGCGCTCGCTGTCGGTCTCGGCGATTGGTTCGGCAGTTTCGGCGGATGCGGTGTACGAGGTGGCCTACTCAGGCTCGAACCTGCCCATCACGCCGAACGGTGGAAACATCGCGGTGACGTGGAGCAACGGCGCCAACCGCATCCTGAGGATCTGAGGCGATGGCCGACAACGTCATCCTGCCAGGGACCAACGAGCCGGTCGCTACCGACGAAATTGGCACGGCTCCAAACAACGCGCACTATCAGCGCGTCAAGTTGAGCGACGGCCTAGCCGACAGCACTGTGCATGCGCGCGTACTGGCGACCCACGCCGATGCCGGCACCGCTGGTGTCGTAGTGCGTCTGACGCCACAGGACACGTGGAGCGTGTCGTTCACGCGCGCGAGCGCAGCAGGTCTTAATGCGCCTGGCATGACACAGCGCCGGCTGGGCGCGGGCATGACCGTAACTCAGGCCAACGGCAATCTCGTTGTCGGCGGTGGCACGACGGCGAACTCCGAATTCCTCGCGCGCTCTGATCGCTCATTCAATGGTGCGCTGATCCACCGGCATCAATTGATTGCCTCGCAGCGCATTGCGAACACCAACTTCGCGGTGCTGCTGGCGGACATGTTCGCCGAGGGCGCGTCATGCACGATCAACAGCGCCACCAGCATCAGCGTCACCGTGACCGCGCACGGACTGACTGCCGACAACGTGGGCCAGTCGATGTTTGTGGGTGCGATCACGGGCGCAAACGGTGTTCCTGGGCGCTACGCGATTGCCTCGATCCCCAATGCTGACACGATCAACTTCACAGTGGCGGGCTGGCCCGCGTCTGGCTCGTGCACGGTTGACCTCTTCGGCTGGTCGTACATCCGATGGCTATACACAGGCACGACTGCGACGGCCGCGTCGGTTGACGCGCAGCGCTACGGATACGCATCGGGCGATACCAGCGCGACGATCAACTCGACTGCCTCTCCAGGCCACATGGCGCAGACGCAGGTCGACGGTCGGAGCATCTATTTCAGTGATGCGCTGATCGCGTCAGCCACGGCGCCAGCGGTCACGAATCGCGCGCACAGATGGGCCAACATCCCGGACCAAGAGGTCGAGCTGTACGTGTATTTGTGGTGCTTCAACGGCACGACCAACCCGGCCAGCAACACAAACTGGACCCTGGGGTTTGTCTCTGTGGAGGACACGGTCAACCTGCCGGTGTACTTGGCCGGCGCGCGGCAGATGGGCGCCAGCACACCGATTCCAGTGGCGCAGACGGTTGCAGGTCCAACGCAACCTGTGTCTGGCACGGTCACCGCCAACATCGGCACCGGTTCGATTGCGGCGGGGACAAACGCCATAGGCGACTTCGGGGTTCAGTACCGCGGCAGCTCGACGGGTGCCTCTACGCCAGTCAATCTCAACTGCCCCGCCACGCCGGCAGCGCAGTCGCTCAAGGGCGCGGCGGGTCGCTTTTTGAAGGTCTACGGCGTCAACGCAAACGCGACCGCCGACCGCTTCCTCAAGGTGTTCAATACTGCGGCCGGTTCCGTCGTCATGGGCACCACGTCGGCAGTGCTTGACATCATGCTGCCGCCCAACAAGGCCGTGGTCGACATCTCCATGGGCGAGGGCGGCATTGCGTTCGGCACTGCGATGAGTGTGGCGATCACCGGGGCGCGCGGCCTCACCGACAACACCGGAGTCACGCTCAACGACGTGACCGGCTTTGTGACTTACGCATAGGAGCATCACCATGGCAACCAAACCAGTCACCATCGAGGTCTACGTGCGCGACGACGAGCACGGCACCACCGGCGGCACGCCGTTTGGCATCCTCAACGTCGAGAGCGCGCAGGGCGAAACCAACGACGAGGGCGTCACCGTGGTCATCGGCAACGGCTACCTGCCGAGCGTCGCCGTGGTGGCGCCGGCAGACATTAAGGTCACCGTGCATCAGCCGTCGGTGTTCAACCAGCCGGCCGAGCTCATTAGCCGCGTCGACGATGCCGTCGAAAACACTAGCACGCTGACATTCAATTTGACGCCGTAACCTATGCTGCTGCTGCTATTCAACCAAGCAGCGGCGGGCGTCTCTGTTGGGGGCACTGCCGAGCGAGAGATCGCGGGCGGAGCCGAAGTCACTGGCGCCGCCACTAGCCAGACCATAAACGCTGGTGGCGCGGCAGCCGTAGAGATCGCTGGCGGCATAGCGGCGGCACCAGGACAGGTATCGCTGACGGTCGGCGGGGCCGGCGAGCTGGAGCGTGCGGGCGGGATCACCAGCCTGATCGTTGTCGGCATCAACGCTGGCGGCACCGCAGAGATCGAGCGGGCGGGCAGTGCGCAGGTTGTCCCCGGTCCGGTCACGCTCTCCGCAGGTGGGTATGCCGAGATACCGGGTATCGGCGGCATCGTTATCAACCCGGGCGCGGTATCCGTCGCGGCTGGCGGCCGGTCGGAGATTGAGCGGGCCGGCGGCGCATCGGCCAGTGTTGGCGGCGCCGCTCTAAACATTGGCGGCGTGGCAACTGTAGAGACTGCGGGCGGCGTTGCGGTAGCGGTGTTTTTGCAGCTCCCGCTAGTGGCGGGCCGCCCGGACGTGGTGCGCCCAACTGCGGCGCGCTTAGGCAATCAGATTGGCGGCCGGCCTAATTGGGGTCGGCGGTAGGGGACGGCATGCGAGTACGGGTAATTCAAGAGCCGGCATCGGAGCCGGTCAGCCTAAGCGATGCCAAGCTGCACCTGCGCGTTGATGGCAGTGACGACGATGCTTTGATCTCCGCTCTTATCGTCGCAGCTCGACAGTCGGCTGAACATCAGACCAGCCGCGCACTAATCACGCAGACGCTGCGCCTAACGCTTGATGCGTTCCCATCAGGCAGTGATGGCGTTGAGCTTCTACGGCCGCCGGTTCAAAGCATCTCGGCTGTGCAATATGTAGACGCGTTAGGAAATACCGTGACGCTATCGACCACGCAATATGGAGTCGATACTGTATCGCAGCCGGCGTGGTTGCTGCCGGTCTACGGCACTGCCTGGCCTGCCACAAGGGACCAAGCAAACGCCGTGCAAATCGACTACGTAGCGGGCTATGGCACAGCGGCTGCCGTGCCGCAGTCCATTAAGCAATGGATGCTGCTTGCCATCGGCGACATGTACGCAAGCCGAGAAGCAACGGTCATCGGCACGATAGCCGAGCGCCTTAGTTTCGTTGACCAATTGCTCGACCCGTATCGCGTTTGGAGCGCTTGATGATTAGGGCCGGCAGGCTGGACCAGCGCATCACCATTGAGCAGCCGATAGAGGTGCGTGACGCAGACTACGGGACAATGGTCAAAACGTGGTCGCCTGTGGCAACCGTATGGGCAGCGGTAGAGCCGCTATCAGGCCGCGAATTTTTTCTTAATCAAGAGCAGCAGAGCGAGCTGACCACGCGCATTCGCATCCGCTACAGCAGCCTTGTAGCTGGCATCACCCCAAAAATGCGGATCAATTTCGGCGGCCGAATGTTGCAAATCACTGCTGTCATGAACTTGCAGCAGGCAGACGACGAGCTACAGATTATGTGTGCTGAGTGGCGCTCAACGTAATAGCAACCAATGGCCGTACAGCTAAACATTAAACTTCAGGGCTTTGATGTTCTGAAGCAACGGCTTTCCGCGCTTCCCGAAAGACTACGCCGCAACATTATGCGCGGCGGCATGCGAGCGGCGGTTGCTGTCATTCGTGGCGTTGCGCGCAATCTTGCTCCGCTTGGCCGCACTGGAAATCTGCGCCGATCTATACGGGTGAGTACCCGAGCGTTTAGAAACGGCAGGATAGAGGGCACAGTCAAAGCAGGCGGCAAGCTCGCGTACTACGCCAACATCGTCGAGGGCGGCGCCAAACCGCACGAGATCAGCGTCACACGGGCAGCTAAGGCGCTCAACTTGGGCGGCCGCGTGTTAGTCAAAAAGGTGCAGCACCCAGGATTCCAAGGCCGCCGTTTTATGGAGCGCGCGGCCAATCAATCTGAGGCCGCTGCCAGCGACGCCTTTGCGAAATACGTTAATAACCGCGTGGACTTGTTTCTAGCTACGGGCCGAGACCGCTAATGCGCGCTGAACGTGCAATCAAGGCGCTGCTTGATGCAGACAGCGCCGTTACTGCCATCGTGGGCAGCGGTGCAGCCGCGCGCATCTACGGCGGCGCTGCGCCGCAAGAGGCTGTGGCACCGCTCATCGTCTACACAAAGCAAAGTGCAGAGCGTGAACCAGTTCTCGATCAGGTAGCAACTCGTCGAGTAGATGGGCTTATTGACGTGCTCATCGTCGCGCGCACTTACACCCAACTAAAGACCCTAAGCGAAGCCGTGCGAGTAACTCTTAACGGCAAAAAAGGAACCTTTGGCGGAACCACGGTACTTGATATCGTGATCGAGTCAGAAGGAAGTGACCAGTTCGAGCCAAAGCTAGACGAGTTCGGACAGGTTTGGACGTACCGTGTTATGCACACTGAGTAACCGCAACACAAGGAGAAAACATGCCTCGCATCATCGTTAACGGAAGCGTCCCTTCCATCGCCGCGACCTTCCGCACTACTGCCAATATCACCGGCATTAGCAACGCTGCCAACGCAGTCGCTACGCTCGCCGCCGGCCACGGAACTGTGGTCGGTGACTTTGTGGAAATCCTTAGCTCCGGCTGGAGTCGCCTGGTCGGCCGCGTTTTTAGGGTCAGCGCAGTAGCGACTAATGATGTTACTCTTGAGGGCTGCGACACTAGCAGCACAACCACGTTCCCGGCAGGACAGGGTGCCGGCACGCTGCGCGCCATTCTTACTTGGACCGATCTCCAGCAGATCAATGAACTCAGCGTGACCGGCGGGGAGCAACAATTCCAAGAAGGGCAATACATTGATAACCCCTTGCAATTTCGCTTCCCCACAAACCAGACGCCCATTGATGTGAGCTTCACTGTAGACGACGACCAGTCAATGACTTTCTGGACTCAGGTTCGTTCGGCTGCTGACTCTCTGGCAAATCGCCCTCTTCGCATCCGTGACGCCGTAGGCATCCCGCGCGCTGTGGGGACTGGGGTGTGGAGCTTCAGCGCGGCGCCAGCCTTCGCGGTTAATCAGGTTCTAAAGCGGACCATCAACGTCGCGCTGGCCGCTAGGTTCACGGAGTATCAATCCTAATGAGCGAGATTGAGCGACTGATTGCAGCCGCCAACAAGGCGCGTGAATTTTCTTTTGCATTGGGTCCGCACGCACAAATTGTGCTTCGCGTGCCAACGGCCTATGAGTTGGAAATCGCGTCGGCTGGGCGAGTTACTGGTGAAACTGGAGCACTGCAGTTTTTCCGAGGGCTACTTGAGCAATGCGTGGTCGGATGGTCGGGCATCGTAGAGGCCGACTTGGTTCCCGACCTGCCCAAAGAACCGGCGCCCGAGGTGACGTTCGACCGTGCTCTAGTGCCCTTGCTCTTGGACGCCAACCCGGTAGAGGCGGTATCAATGCGTGATGCCTTGCTTGATCGCTTGTCTAAACGTGCTGCTCGCATAGAGGCCGCCAGAAAAAACTAGACGCGCGCCTGGTTTGGGAGCGCGGCCAGGCGCATCAAGGGCAGATTGTTTCAGCGGGCCTGTCAAGTCTTGCCAGCTCGGCGATGCCATCACTCACGGCCGATACGCACGCTGTATATCATGCGTGGCGATGGTGCGGCGGATGGTTGCCAGAGCGGATGCCGTTATATTTGGCGCTTCATCCGGTCGATGATCCGTTACTGCTTTTGGAGTTGTTGCAATACGTGCGCGATCAACTAACGTCCAAACAGCATGACAAATAAAACTACCATCGTAGTCACGGCCGAAGACCGTGCGTCGGCCGTATTTCGTGGCTTGCGTGGTAGCGTTGAATCCACCGCAGCGTCATTCGCTTCGTTTGGCGCTGCCTTTGCTGGCCTTGGCGGCGCCGCTGCTATTGCCGGTGTCACCCGTCTTGTTAGCACGCTTGACGATCTGGCAGACACAGCCAAAGGTATTGGGCTGTCGGCAGAAGATTTGTCTGCTTTTCAGTTCTCCGCGCGTGCGGCCGGCGTGTCGTCGGAAGAACTCACTGGTGGTCTAAGCAAGTTTGCCCAGGTACTTGAAGACGCCAGGAACGGAAGCGAGGAAGCGGAGCGCACCGTCTCGGCGCTTGGCATTGGTTTAAGCGAGCTGCGGTCCGGAACGCTCACAACGGAAGGCGCGCTAGCGCGTGCTGCCGATGCGCTAGCAAAGTACGCGGACGGATTTGAGAAAACTGCATTGGCGCGCGACGCCTTTGGTCGCGGCGGTGCCAAGTTCATTACATTCTTGTCGGAAGGTTCCGATGGTCTAAGAAAGTTTGGGGGTGTATCGCGTGACGCCATTGAAGAAGCAGGCAAGCTGCAAAATGAAATCGACAAGCTGTCGGCTTCTTGGGACCAGCTAAAGCTGAGTGTCGCAGGATCAATTGCTGGAATCGTTAATGCCACCTTGGAGCTAAAACGAGGATCGCTTGATTCTCAGTTGGCAACGACACAAAAAGCAATAGAAGAAATTTCCGAAGCGCTGGAGCGCACAAAGCCCGGCAGCCGCCTCGAGCGTAATCTGCTAGAGCAGCTCAAGGTTGAACCTAATAAGCTGCAAGAGCTTGAGCGCACTATTGCCAAGCGCGAATTTGTTGGCCCGCCTGAGCTTGGCGTCAGACCTCCCGACAGAAAACCAAAGACCCGCGACAAAACGGAAAAAG